AATTATTATAGGTAATCCTCTAATCTCATCCTGTGTTGTAGATTACGGGTGCGGAATAGGGTATATACTCAGCTGGTTAAAATTCATATGGGGGTCTAATGACTCTATAAAATATTACGGTATAGAGCTTAACGACGTTCAAAAAAATTATGCTATGAATGAATATGGGTTAGATATAATTGATGATATGCCGGAGTGCCCGGTTGATCTTATAATCTGTTACCATGTTTTTGAGCATTTGCAGCACCCGGACAAAATATTAAAAAAGTTTTGGGATGCGTTAACGGAGAACGGTACCTTATATCTTAGTGTCCCGAATGTAATTAAAGATGATATTCTTGATGAGGCATCCGGAGGACTCACGGCTTCGTTTGAAGAGCTTTATCATTTAAACCACGTAAATCAGTTCAGCAAAACGAGTCTAAAAAATATACTCGAAACAAACGGTTTTAAAATTACGAAAGAAGACGATAAAACATATGGGTACACAGTTATTTGTAAGAAGATAAAACCCGTTAAAGATATAGAGAAACAGAACTACCTAGAAATAGAGAAACTTATCAAGAAACAGAAAGACTCCATCGATCTATACAATCAAGGGAAGTATGAAGAGGCAAGAATTTTTCATACTGGATACATTGATGCGTGGTGTATGAACTCGGTTAAGAACTTTAAAGATCTTCCTCAGCAAGAGAAAGTTCTCCTAGAGGCTATGGAAGCTACAGACGGGCATTACAAAATAAAGCGTCAATTGGCACATTTATATTTCCATTGGGATGAGAACAAGGCAGGAGAATCTAAACTAACTAATCACATTAAGCGTAGTAAAGAATTGTTGGAAGAGCTTATAATTGATAAGCCGGGCATGGAAGATTATTATTATTATCTTGCATTGATCGAGAACAATTATTATAAAAATCACGATAGGGCTAGAGAATTGTTTCAAAAGATGATTGAGATAAATCCTTCTAAGTGGGCGGAGGTTCAAAATTTAATAGGCTTTATCTGGAAAGATAAATATAATTGAAAAAAGGAGATTAAAAAAATGAGCAAGAAAGAAGAAATTAAATAACTGTGGTGTTACTACCATGAGAATAAAATGGCTAATACTAATATTATTATTTATATCCTGTGAAATAGATGAGTCTTGCACCACAGGCCAGAAGCAGAGAATAGATGAATTATGCTATGAATGTGAAAAAGGTGAGTGGGTAATTATAGATTGCAGAGTAATGAAGTAAAAAAACACTTGATATTTATCTATAATTAAGTATTATGTATATATAAGTTAATAATTTACACGGAGTTGCAATGGATATTAAAATAGATACTAAAATAAAGATTACATTTGGGGATAAAGAAATAGAATTATCAGAAGCACAGGGGAGGCAAGTGTTCGAAAAATTAAAAGAGCTATATCAACCCGGTGTAAATTATCCATCCAGCCTGGATTGGCAGGATAATACGCCTATAGAACCTTATTGTTATTGTCTGGATAGAGTAAAATGAGGCACATTTTAAAGGAGTTTTAAAGTTATTACAACCGAAATAAAAACGATATGAACAATCCGAATGTGGGTAAAGTAGGAAAACATTTTTCTAAGGATTACCAACCTGAGAAAACAGGCCGTAGAAAGAACGTATTCAAAAAGACACAAAAAGATTACGATATGAGCCTTGACGACATGAGACAGATGTTAACCGACCTATTATCAATGTCATCCTCTGAGCTTAAGAAGATCGTAAAAGATAAAAATGCCCCTGCTTTTAAACTTGTAATTGCGGCTGCTATAAACGAAAGTATCAAAAAAGGTAATTGGACTCAAGTTAATTACATGGCTGATAGACTATTCGGGAAGGCATTAGAAAAACATGAAATAGATACTCCGCAAGGATTAGTCATTGAGTTCAGAAACCAAACAAAGTAAGGTCGTATTTAATCTTATAGAGCCTCATCAAACGGAGTTCATCAATTCTAATAAGAGATATATACTTAATTCAGGTGGCGTGGGAAGTGGCAAAACATATAGTATATGTTTGAGAGCTTTGAAACTAATACAAGAACACCCTGGTATATTCGGATTGATAGGGGCGCAGACTTACCCATTATTAAGGGATACGACCCTCCGGGAATTCATAAATATCTGTCCCACTGGGATAATTAAATCTTACAACAAAACAGAGCAACATTTTATTTTTCATACACACAAGCCGGGGGTATACAGCGAGATTATATTCAGAGCCTTCGACGACCCCAATAAACTTAAGTCCTTGAACCTTGGATTCGCTGGAATTGAGGAAATGACCGATACCACGGAAGATATTTTCAAAATGCTTAGAACCAGAATGAGGCAATTGGATATGCCGGGTTGTATTTTCGGGGCCACTAACCCCGGAAATTTTGGTAACTGGGTATACAAGAATTTTATAGAGTCCCCTATCGAGAATTCAGAAATTATTTATTCCGTGAGTGCAGACAATGTATTCCTCCCTAAAGAGTACCTTTTCGACCTTAAAGAGATTAAAAAAAGCAATCCTCAGTATTATGAAAGAATGGTCATGGGGAAGTGGGGGGCACTAGAAGGGCTTATTTATAATCACCCAATGGACAACAGAGTCGATAAATTGCCGAGTAAAAATAAAATAGATAGATGGATAGCGGGGTTAGACTTTGGGTTTAACCATCCTACAGCTTTAATAATTGCCGGGGTAAGAGAGGATATTTATTATATATATGACGAGATGTATGAACGCAACCTCACTAGTATGGAGATTGTGGAGATCGTAAAGAGCAAGATGATTGAATACGATATTGATATTATATATTGCGATTCTGCGAGGCCAGAAATAATAGAGGATTTGCGAAGAGAGGGTATTCCGGCAGAGCCAGCCATTAAAGATGTATTTGACGGGATCATGTACGTGGGTGGCCTTATCAATAATAATAAAGTAATTATAAATAATGATTGTAAATATTTGCTAAGAGAATTAGACTCGTATATATGGGATGCCAAAAACACATTAAAAGAAGTACCAATAAAAGCAAACGACGACGCCGCGGACGCATTGCGTTATATGCTATATTCGGACAGACGGAATACAAGCGATTTAATAATTGATACATTTGGGGAGAGAGAACCCATAGATGGATACTAATAAATTTCATAATTGTGATTGCTTGGAATACATGAAGACTGTTCCGGACAAATTTTTTGAATTGGCCATTGTGGATCCTCCGTATGGAGTTGGAGACTTTAGGGTTGGATGTGGGGTAGCCAAAAAAGGTACCGAGATATACAAAGAAATAAAATGGAATAGCTCCATCCCAAAAGAAGAGTATTTCAACGAGTTGTATCGTATTTCTAAGGATACAATAGTTTTTGGATTTCAGTATTATATGAAGTATGTGAGGGGAACTGGAATTATAATACATAATAAAAAAGTTCCTTACAAAATAAATTTGTCGATGGCGGATTGTGCTATAACAACTTTACAAAAAAGAGTAACCGTATTTGATTATAGATGGCATGGTTTTTTGCAAGAAGATATGAAAAATAAAGAGTGCAGAATTCATCCATGTCAAAAACCTGTAGCTTTATACAGGTGGCTGCTACAAAATTATGCTAAACCCGGGTACAAGATATTCGATTCGCATGTGGGTTCCGGTTCAAGCTTAGTAGCTTGTGTTGGAGAGGGGTTCGAATATGTGGGGTGCGAACTAGATGAGGACTATTATAGAGCTGCAAGTGAGCGGATAGAAAAAGTAAAAAGTCAGGGGAAATTATTTAATACTTGACATATTTTACATATTATGTATATTGGTTTTAGTTATTGAAAACATTCTTTTAACAATTAAAAAGGCAATATCTATCATGGAAATGTTAATTGCAAATAGGCAACTTTTCAATATCTCGCACGACCGAGCATAAGGAAGCTCTGGAAGCCGACATTTTTAAATCCGCTACTATGTACGATTCTGCAATGTACGCAGGATATGACGTACCAATTTATAACCCCAACAAATTAGTAGACCGTAAAGGCTACGAAATTTACGATGAGATGCGAGAAGACGATCAGATAAGCGCAGTTCTCAACCTTATTAAATTTATTATACTCGGTGCAGACTGGGACATAGAGTGTGAAGACAAGAAGATTTCCGAATTCATCACGGACAATTTTAATAACCTTGACGAAATATTCATAAAGAAATTATACAATATACTATCAGGCATGGACTACGGGTTCAGCCTTACCGAAAAAGTTTTTAAGAAAGAAGACAACAAGATCTTGCTCCATAAACTATCTACAAGAATGCCTCATAATTTTTATTTTATCCAAAATGGGTTGGGGGATATCGTTCAGGTTATTCAAAACGTGATAGGAAACGAGATCAAAATATCCCCCCAGAAATTCTTACACTTTGTATATCAAGGTGAATTTGACAACCCGTATGGCCGATCCTCAATGAACAAGGGGGTCTATAGGGCGTACTGGGCCAAGGACGCTATAGTCAGATTTTGGAATATATATCTAGAGCGACACGGAATGCCATTCGGAATCGGGCATTACCCAAAAGGAACGGCTAAAGAGTCTGTTGAAAAGTTG